CTGTAGTCAGAACAACAATGAACGCACCATCAGATTCTGACCAAACTAGTGCTGCATTAACGCCACCATAATTACCTAATGTCCCAAGGGCACGATTGAATAATATACCTACATCATACGCAGGAACACCTACATAGCCGTTATTGAGAGTAATAAGGCTGTCAGAAACTAATGTATCAATCGAGTTAATAGTAGTAGTATTACCTGAAACATTAAGATTTCCGGTAATACTAACGTTAGAATTAAGGGTTAGATTTGCATTAAATAAACTACCTACCAGTGTGCCCGGGGCAATTTTTTGAAAGGTAATTGTGCTATCAGTAATCTGATTGTTCTTAATTCTAGTGACGGCCATCACTTATCTCCAATTTAGTGTATTTACCAAAATTGTAAATATTAAAATTGGGTTGAGAAATTCAAATTATAAAATAAGTTTTTTGCAGTCTCATCTGAGCAGATGAGCTGGCGGTAGCGTAAACTTGAACAAGCGATCCGCTTATGTTTGCTGTAATTGTTGCCAGTGTAGACCCAGTTATAGCCCTGTTTACGTTACTAACTGACACTGTGGTGTCAAATTGAGTTACAGCAAATTCAGCAAATTCTGCTGCTCCTGAATCTGCTGTAGTACTGGCTAGGTATTTGACGCTCCTGTATACGGTTTTATTGAAACTATCAATTAAAACTGCTCCAGTTGATAAAGCAATATTTCCTGCATTAATTTCTTGTGCATTTTCTGCGGTAACTGTACCAGCGGCCAAATACCTTACCGAAATAATATCTGTGACTAATGGTATTTCAGCAAATGTGATTGTAGTACCTGCAACAGTGTATGCGGTACCAGGAGCCTGTAGTGTACCGTTGATGCTGACAATAATACCTTCAGGAGTTGATGAATAATCTAAGGTATAGCTAATGTTGACGCCGTCGGGCGAAATAGTTTGATTATTAATTTGGCTTAATAAACTTATCCACGTTGATCCGTTATATACTTCAATTGAGTTAGTAGAATTATTCCAACGTATTGCGCCAGCATAAGCACTAGGTTGTTGACCAGTGGTACCCGATGGCAATTGTAGGGCGCTGGTTCCATTGATAACCACAACGGCATTACTATTACTCAACAATGGTGAAAGTACAAGGTTACCAGTCAAGCTTGACACAGTAATATTTTCAATTTTAATATTACCTAAATTTGCCGCGATAATATTTGCAGTTGTAATATTAGCACTAACAATCCCAGAAATACTTCCACCTGTAATCAAAGCGTTTGCAGTGCTTAAATTATTAAACACAGAGGTGGTGGCTGATAAGTTTGCTAATCCTGACACATAGCCACCAGTTATCACTGCATTGCCAGTTGATAAATTAGTAGAATACGCGGTCGTTAAATTTGCCGTTGTAGAATTTAATTCTGTTGCATACCAAGATGCTGTGTTACCAGTTGCGATAGTGGCATTAGACAAATTATCTATATATCCGCCATTTATAACTGCATTACCAGTACTAAAGTTTGTTATATTTGAAGTTGTAATGTAGGCGTTTGTTAAAGCTGAAACATATCCGCCAGAGATTACTGCGTTACCGGTACTAAAATTAGTTGCATAAGCTGTAGTTAAGTTTGCGTTAGTTGAATTTACAGTTGCGGCATAAAGACTACCAAAATTACCTGTAGTAACAGTGGCATTAGTTAGCATAGAAATATAGCCGCCGGATATCACTGCATTGGCTGTATTCAATGATCCAAAATAAGCAGTGTCAGTAACACCAATATTTCCAAAAATACTAGTACCACCAGTGTTGGATATGTTACCGCTAAAATTATTTGCAAATAAATTACCAGCGTACAAATTGCCTGTAATACCTGCACCACCTATGACATTAAAGGCTCCTGTGTTTACATCCGAGGCCTGAGCGCCTGATGCTGCTACTAGGTTTCCAAAAATTTTAGTTATGCCTGATACATTGGCGGTGCCAGAGACTGTGAAAGTATCAACTACAGAATTGGTATTGACACCAAATCTGAAGTTGGTAAAATCCATATAGGTCAGCGGCTTACCGTTTGTGGTAAACGCAAGATCAACACTTTGTCTATCTAGGTCACTAAAAAGAAGAGCGCCGCTTATTCTGCCTATAGCCACGGCTGCTCCTTATGCAGCATCAGTGCTGTTGAGATTGTGTACTACAACAATTTTGTTAGGGTTAACACCTGGTGCTGGCGGCGGGCTGGTGAATGTGATCGATGTTGTGCCGTTTACGGTATAGTTGATATTGGGTTGTTGGTATACTCCACCAATTTGAACCAAAATTGCATTTGCGTCTGATTCGACTTGAGTCATTGTGAAAACAGTTTGTACAGCATCACCTGTAAACTCGTCTACATTGATGTTAACACTACCAATTTTGGCAACCTGATTCCATACTCCGGCAAAATACAATTCAACTCTATTATTGCTGGTATTAAATCTAATTTGTCCGTTTTGCGGTACATCAGGACCAATACTGTTGCTTCCTAATGGCAATTGAATAGCGTAGCTACCGCCTACAAGCTGAGTGTTTTTAAGATAACGTCCCATTCGTTATACACCTATAGTGCTTACAGAAGCCACAATGCTATTTCCAACATTGGCATTGGCTCGCAATGTGTCACCATTGCCTAAAACTAGTTTTTCCCAATCAACAATGTATGTATCACCTGCAGTAATCACTTTGTTTTTGTAAACAATATTATTTGCGTTGGCAACAAAACCAGCTGGTACCAAATGTAATGTAAAAGCAGTGGCCGCAGTGTTGGTGTTGCAAAAATACATAGTAGTCACCGCCACACCGCCTAAGCCGGTTGACGCTAATACATTGGCTGCTGCCTGTCCTGAATCTACTAGTACGGTATTGTGTATTGCCATTTTTTGTCCTTATAATACTAACGCATAAACTTGTGCTGAAGTAACTGCGGTTGTAGATCCAGTTTGGATAGCCTCATATGTGCTACCATCCTCGGTTAATACCCATTTGCCCAATGTCTCGTTCCATAGTAGAGCAACATTAGCAAAAGACCCTCTATCTACATTCAATCCTGCTGTTACAAGAGTAACACCCGGGCCAGTTTCACCTGCGTTGACTGTAATAATGTTATCTGTGATATTTAAATCAGTTTTAGTAATTGCTGTAGCGTTTCCACCAACATAAAGGTTTCCTTGTACGTACACAGTGTGTGTACTCAAAGTAATGTTCGCATTTGCCTTAATCTTGTTGGTAATTAGGTAATCGTCGTTAAGACTTTTTACTACTGGCATTTTAGATATCCTTATTCAGTGTATTTATGCATACATAAATTTGAATTACCTAATAAAAAACCCGCCGAAGCGGGTTTTAATTTTGATGTTTTATGTATCAATGAGTAAAAACATTAGCAAAACCACTTGTGCCACTAGTGGCTACATAATCGCTACCACGATATTTGTAACGTACATCGCTTTGGTCCCATACGTACTTGTTACTAATACGACTTACATAAAAAGCTGTGTTGCTAGTGTTGTATCCGGCAATTGAGCAAGTACTTGCTGTGCTGCCTGGAGTCCCATTGGCTGCATCAGCTCCTGCAGCTAGGGTACAAATTGTAGCACTGGCGTTAGCGTGAGTATGATTTTCAACTGCGCCTACTGCATTTGCAACAAAGAAAGTGGTTGCACCTTTCTGTGCAATAATATAAGCATTGCTATGTAAAATGCCTGAACTATCTCTAAACTGTACTTTGACTGTTTTTACACCAGTAGATGTAATCCACTGTGGACGTCCGCCAGTACTACCAATTGTACTACCACTTACTGGTGGATTGAAAACTTCCTGGTCGACTAAAGTTCCGTCGGCTCTTTTGTGACTGATTTTTAAACCTCTTGCCATTTTTATTTCTCCTTTAAATTGGCGTTCTAGGCCTACGCGGTTGGCTCCGCAATAAGTTCTTATGAACATCAATATTTATTGTACCCAACAAAAAACCGCCTTGCGGCGGTTTAATGTTTCCCATCCCGAGTGGAAAATTACTGGAACGATAGGTTAGAAACAGCAATCTCACCTAGGTAGTCAGCTGCGTTACCGAACGATGATGCTGTGTTTGTCAACTCAACATAACCGTAACGTGTCATAAAGCCTACTACTGGTTCGAATGTGCTTGGATCTAGAACAACGCCAGAGCTCATTAGAGGAATATATGGGCAGTAGAACGCGGCTGCATCAGCCTCGCTTGAACCCTTATAACCAACTAGAACTGCTTGGCTATCGTTTGCATAGCTGTCAACATAGATACGCATTGCACCGTTTAGTGTACCAACAAACTTGGTGTTGGTTGGTGCTTCAAATGTACCTTCAGTTGTACGAGCAAATGCTGAAGTTGTTGCGCTCTGTAACACAGTTAGAGCTGCTGGACTTACAACTGCCCAGTTACCAGCGCCACGACGTGTACGTGAAGCGATTAGGTTTGCTGTACGGTTGATTAGAACAGCTAGTGCAGCGTGTTCGTCACCAACGAAAGTAGCAGTACCACTTACAGTTGCTTGGTCAAATGTAAACTCAGTTGCTGCCAAGCTACGTAGTGAACCTAGGATCTCTTGGTCAATTTCAACTGTGATTTCTTGTGCAAGAGCTGCCATGATTTCTGCTTCGATGTCCAAACCATGCATGGCTTGTGCATCTTGTGCAGCTTCAAATGTCCAGCGAGCACTTAGCTTACGTGTCTTCGCTTCAACAACTTGCTTCAAGATTTGTACATTGATACGGTTACCAGGTACGCCTTCTAGAGTAGAAGTTGTAGCTGCCTTACCAGTTGTAGCTGTACCACCTGGGGTCAAACCAGAGTAAGCAACAGCGATCTTGAATGGGCTTAGTGCTTCATCACCAGCTGTGGTACCAGTAGCATATGGGCTAGCGGTGTCAGTGGTGTTGTCTGCATAACGAACACGTAGAGTGTGGATCTGTGCAACAGGTCCAGTCATTGGCTGAACACCAACGATTTCGTTTGCAATAACTGTTGGCATAACACGACGAATCACTGGTAGAATGACTCGATTTAGTGTTGCAACGTTTGAAGCGGCTGTAGCACCAGCTGTAGCTGCTTCCATCAAGTGCTTGCGAGTGTTTTCTAGAACTACACCCATTGTGGTTCTTTTAGAACCGTTTAAGCCTTCTAACAGAGCGTCTTTAGTTTCGCCCCAACGGCTTTCTAGTAATGCTTGTGTCATTTTTATTCCTTTTCTCCTATTTAGGGTTTACTTTAGCCCTGCTAAACGCTTGATCTCAAAAACGTTATGAACATTTTCTTCAATTACAGGTGTATTAGCAGATTTATCACCAGTTACTTCTACACGGCTTTCTGCCAACATAGCCTTAGGCTGTGCAGCAGGTTTAGCTGAGTTGTTTAGAACAGCTGGTAGATACTTTTCGTATGCACTCTGCAACTTAGCAGTTTGCACACTTTCAAGAAGTTCGCTCATGACTACAGCTTTCTCCTTGTTTAAAGGTTTCAATAGATTAGCAAGAATTTCCTTGCGCTCTGTTGATTCTTTAATAATCTTAATTTCTTTGTCTTTTGATTCAACAATCATTGCAGCCTGTTCAGCAACTTGTTTAGCTTCCGCTAGGGCTTGCTCTTTGGCAGCAACAACAGCTTGTAGCTTGCGAATTTCTTTGTTCTCATTTAAGTGAGTAACAGCAAATTCACTTGCAAAAGCTTCAAAGATTTGACGGCCAAACATGTTCTCACGAGCAAGTTGGATATCTTCTTTGAGTTGAGTCATTTCTGACTCTAGTTTCTTGGTAATTGATTCCTTAACTAGTTCTGCAGATCTAGCAATGAAATTCTGTTGTAGTTCAGCAAGTTTGTCTTTGGCACCAGCGATTAGACGAACCTTTGTCTCAACCACTGCTTGCTTGTCTTGCTCAAATTCTTGAATTTCTTCTGCTAGTGACTTGATCACAAATGATTCTAGCTTACTAATGCTATTTTCATACTGCTTGCGATCTTCACGTAGTTCGCGGATTTCTTCGGCCAGTTTGCCAACCATAAAATCGTTAAACTTAGTGCTGCTTTCCATCATGTGAACTTTAAACTTCGCACGATCTTCTGCTAGAGCTTGTTTCTCTGCTGCGAACTCTTCGAGTTCGTTTTGTAGAGATTCAGTTACCATTTTGTCTAGAGCTTCAACCATAACTTGCTTGTCATGTTGGTAGCGTTGAGCGAATTCTTCACGAAGTTCTGCACGAACACTTTCACGAGCTTCAAGAAGTTTTGCTTCCCATGCTTCGCTAATTGCTTGGCGAGTATCTTCGTTTATGATGCCGCTGTCTACCAATGGTTTGATAGCATCTAATAACATCAGGTTTCTCCTATTTTAACTTAAGGTCATTGATAAGGCGTGTAATGCCTTCTTTCAGGTACTTCTGTACTCTTTGATCTTGTGTGGCATCACGAGCCACTTCTAACACTCGGTGTCCATGCCGCATATTCATCAAGCCCTCATAGATTGCTTTGGGATATGCATGTGGAGCCGAAGGCTGTGCTACAATGTCAACGGTAATGATGTCAAAACCGCTTACATGTCCTGTACTTTCATTTACTTCGCCTGATCCACGGCTACTAACACCCAACTTAACACCTGAAGTTAACATAGCTTCAACCAGTTTACCCATTGGTGTTGGTAGGATTTTAAGTTTACCGTGACCACAAGGACCGTCCATCCACATACCTTCAATCATATGCGACACACGATCCAAATTAATCTTTAGGTCATCAGGGTGATCAACTTCACCAAGAACACTGTGTCCGCTCTTGATTTGTTCGTTGACCTGTGTTACGGCTTTTTCAATTTCAGAAACGGGATAAACACGTTGGTTGGCGTTCTTAACACCGCCCTCGATGAATATCCCTTTCATATAAAGATTCTTACCTTGACCGTTTGTAGAATCTTCGGACAAGACTTCTATCTGCGCACGGTCAAAAGTAAGATCTTCTTTTAGGTACAAAGCCATATTATTGCCCTAATTATTTGCCACCTTGTTCAATACTTGTTTTGTTAACAGGTACGGAACCATCGGTAGTTTGTCCTTCGCCTGCTTTTGCTTTCTCTTTGTTTGAGAAAGTTTTGCCTGCTTTTGCTCCTGGTACATTTTCAAACTTACCAGCGTGTGGTAGATCTTTTGTTGTACCTTTCTTCGGTGCACTTGTGCCGTCTGGTGCGCTTTCGCTAGAACCTTGAACCAAGTTCTTAGCTGTACCGCCCATGTCGTTCTTTCCTGCTACTGTAGATTGTGTGTTTACATTAGCATGATCGCCGCCTGCACTGGTACCTGCTGGCTGACCTTCGGTGTTGCTAGGTGAGCTAATTTTTTCTACGTATTCACGCATTAAATCTACTGCGGTTTTTTGTAGTGGACGACGCTGAGTTGACTCAACTACTGCTTCGGTCATTTCTTCGTCTTCGTCTTCGTCTTCTTCGTCATCATGTTTGGCTTCGTACATTTCGTTGTCATCTTTACGATCCATGTCCATGTCGTCCATGTCATCACCGCCCATGTCATCCATGTCCATTTCCATGTCGTCGCCTTCGTCGCCCATTAGCTGTTCAAATTCAGCTTTTAGAGCTTCTAGCTCGCTCTCAAGATCCATGACTTTTTGCTCTAGATCTTGTTCGCCTTCGTCGCCCATGTCCATAGCATCATCATCGCCCATGTCGCCCATGTCTAACTCGCCGTTGTCTTCGTCGTCGCCCTCGCCGATACCGTCGGTTTCGTCCATGGCGATTTCGTCTACCATAGATTCAACTGCGTCGCCACCAACTGCTTCTTCGGCGTACTCTTCGTCCATCAAGCTTTCGTAAATGTCACGTGATTTTTCAACCACGATTTCGTGAAACAACGCACGAGCTTTATCTTCCTCGTCGTTGATAATGTGTTCAATTAGCTGTTCATATTTGTTCATTAGGAACTCCTTATAATAATATGGCTGTATTTTATTTACTAAAATACCTAGATAATGGGGTTAAATGGTGTTTTTTTGAAGGATTTAGACGGACTATACCGGTCCTGGCATAGCTACAGGTGGCTTGTACTGTTTTGATACTTTTTCTAGCTTTTTTTCGTGTTCAACTTTTCTTACATCGTTTGCCATTCTCAGGCGACTTAGATCGGCTAGAGTTAGTCTAGTTTTGCGTAGGTCTGACAATTTTAGAGGGGTATTGTCTAGTCCTGGACTTTCATATCCTGGTTTGGCTGGTTCAAATAATTCGGTTACGATCATAATACTATTTACTCAAACCAGTTAAATTGTGGCGCCAGCAGGTGCTGCTTGTGCAGGTGCACCAACCGGGCCTGCGCCCATTGGTGCTGCTGCCCCTCCAGGTGCTCCTGCTTGACCTTCGGGCGGTGCTTCTGCGGGTGGTGCAACATTTTCCAAATCACCGGCTATGCCGCCTGGGCTGATACCTACACTTCTCAAGTTGGGATCATCAACAGGTGCTATTTCTACATCACCTTGTTCTTCGGCCCACATAGTTTCGTTTTCACTCATTTCTTGTTCACTCATGCCCAAGTAACGCTTCATTAGGAATCGTTTACTGAAGTAAGGATATGATTCCAGTTGAGTAAAAGTGGCAATCCGTGCGCTGTCTACATCAGCCTGACGATACTGTGCAAAGTTCTGCGGAGGTTCAAAGATCAATTCAAACAATTGGCTGTCAATATTAACACCGCGCCAGCGCATGAATAGCTTGAACTCTTGATCTAGTGTTTCAATTATTGCATTCTGCAAGCGTTGGCAATATTGATTGAAACGCCATTCTTGAATCAGGGCGGTGCCCACACGTCCATCATTGTATGACTGTGTACTGTCTTCTACTGCCACAGGCAAGTAACTGCTAGGAATCCGCAAACCGCGGAACAATTTGTTAGTAAAGTAGCGTAAGTCAGTGATTTCACCAAGGTTACTTGCACCTGCAAGAGTATCTACACTGCTTCCACGTTGATCACTGGTTACTGGAAAGAAGTAGTCTTCCATTTGTGCCAATGGATTGTATGTGGCATCCATCATGTTAGCACCACCACCGGTCTGTGTAGGAATTCTACGTTGACTGATTTCGTTTTTGATACGTTCTACATAAGCCATGGCCATGTGACTTGGCATGTTGCCTACATCAATTTTGAATACTCTGCGTTCTGGAGCTCGTTGCACACGATAGATGATAATAGCATCTTCCAGCAGTTCTTTTTGTTTGAACACTTTAAAAACATTTTCTAATACGCTGGTACCAAATGGCCAATACACATCTAGGCCTTCTGTAAGGCTGAGATGCACAATGTGTTCGGCATTGATAGCTGCTTCATTTTGAGCACGGGTAAATCTACCACCACCACCCAATGGTACGTTAGGCTGCACATAACTGCCGCTGGGACCACCTACCTGTGGATGATTCATGTATTGATCGCTGGTAGTTACTGCTGTAACAGTCAAGTTTTCAAAATTGGGATTGACATCTTTAAGAATGTACTGTTCGGGTTTTTTACCTTCACTTTCATTGACAATAACCTTGACTACCTTGCTCATTTCTACCCAGAATAATTTAAAGTTTTCTGGATCTCTAACAAACACTTGATCACCGTATTTGATAGTATTTCTTACTATCTTGAATATTCTGCTGTTAAATTCGTTTAACTTGACCCATTGTTGTAGCTGTTCTTTGATAATTTTTACTTCATTATCAGTGGGATTATCTTTGAATTTAATATCAAATGGCGAATTATTGGCTTCGTTTTTCTGTGTCATAAACTCAGAAAGAATATCTAACGCAGCATTAATTTCTGAATCCATGTCCATTTGTTCGTATTGATTGTAACGCTCAATACGATTAGGATGTCCAATATAAACGTCCGGCAGATTGCTTTGATAGTTTCTATAGCCTGGATCTGGCATGCGACCGCTGCCAATTGGACTGATGTTACTAGGAAGATTGCTAGATTTAAAATACTTACGCCAAGTCATATGTTATCTCAATGAGTACTATATTTATTGCGTTAAGATAACTCATTGGCCATTCTTCTAGTGTTGTCTGCTGTCTCTTTAAACTGTTCTAGCATGTCTTCAAATACAGATTTATCACGCATTGCCTGTAACAATTCATCAAGTTTACCTTCGGTTTTTTGATTCTGTGCTGCAAGTTGATTGGTAATTCCTGTCATTGATGCTGTAACTGTGTCCACAATTTGATTTACTTCTTCGGGTGCAGTTGACCCTGCTCGTCCAGCAGCACCGTCTAACATTTGTTTTGGATCTGGAATACTTAATTCACTTAAAAAATCAAGAGCTTGTTTGGGAAAAATTGCTTCTGTACCATGGAATTCAACAAGTTTGGTGTATCCAGTACTAGGCCCGGACACTATACCGCCTTTGGCAAATCCTAATTTTTCAGCCACTGCTTTACCTAATCTTGTTACTACACCTCCTAAGTCTTTGGCCGCTTCTTTTAAACTTTTAACACTATCAGCCAGACCTGTAGCAACTGTATCCATGGCCTTGTTAATCATTCCTCCCGGTTCGGCTGCAAATCTGCCTTGTACCAGTTTAAGCACATTGTCTAATGCTTTGGCATCCATTTTTTGTTGTTCTTTGTATGCAGCTAGTGCACCTCGACCGTCGTTCATTGATAGCAGGTACAAATTCATTGCTTGCGACAAACTGCCCATTTGTGGTTTTAGATTGTCACGTACAGCTCGATCTAAGTCCATTATGCTAGTTCTAAGTGGATCCACACTGGTAGTAAGTTGTTTCAACTGCTGTACTGTTGTTTCAATTTGTCCGTTTTCAGCTTCTCTAGCAGCTATACCTTTTCGTCCTAGTTCAGCCTGCTTTTCCATCATACCTGTTACATCTGCCAGTTTGCCGGTGGCCAACGTAACAGCACCGTATGTTTCTCCAGCATCTAAGGCTTCTTTCTTAAGTGCCTCACCGTATTCTGCTACACGTTTCTGATAATTTTCGTTTACTTGTTCGCTAGTCAATGCAGAGTTTTGCATATCTGCATAAGTTTCTTCCAACAGTCGCTTACGTGTGGGACTTGCTGCCAACAATTGATTTAGATTTTGATCAACAATAGTGCCATCAAAGGCTGTCATTTGTTGAAGACCTTTTTGTATCTCTGGTCCCATACTGGCCACGGCACTAGTAAATCTTTCAAATGCACCTGGCCCTTGTTTTGCCAATTTGGCTTGTACTGCTAATTGTTCGCTGGCCTGCTTGGCTCTTGCCTGTGCTTGTTTGGCTTCTTCTCCGGTAAACATTGACACAGCTCTAAGATTTTTCAAGTATTCGGCATGTCCTACAGCAACTTCTTTGTCGCTCATTTTTTGCAACTGGCCGGATTTGTTTAGCATATCCATATATTGGATCAGGCCATCAGCTTGTTCTTCGGCTGAATATCCTGCTAGTGCTAATTCTTTTCTTAAATCTCTACCGCCTTTGGCTAATTCTGTCAAGGCCAAATTCACTGTTCTAAACTTCTTTACACCGCCAGTGACTGTGTTACCAAACTCCATCAAATCTTGTTTGTTTCTAACAACTACCTTAGAAAATTCCTCTTGATAAAGTTGTGCATCTCCGGCAGCATCGCGCATGCCTATAAAACCGCCAGTTATGGCTGCACCATTTTTTTCCATCATTGAAAAAGATAAACCGGTATTGGTTATTTCTTTTTGCAACATCTGCAATTGTTTTGCATCTAGTTCTGCAAGTCCTTTACCTAAACCAAAAGCTCCAGAGGCCAAGCCCGAGATAGCAGCTATGCCTCGCGCAATTGGATTAGGAATCAGTGCCATAGTTGTAGCAACTGCTTCAGTGCCTGCAGCCAACTTGTCAAATAATCTTATCTGACTTTCTATACTGGCATTTTGTTGTGCAAACAGGGTATCAATACCGCTTGCTCCTGCTTGATATGCAGCTATAGATGTATAAAGTTGATTGGTAACAAAATTTACAGCTTCAACCAAACCAGCCTTGAGCAATCCTGCCGACATCTGTCCAGCAGCATCTGCTGTAACTTTTGCTGCCATAGCCTGTGCATCTTTCAGCATGTTCATGCCAGCTGTAGACTGTCTTGTAGCAGTGTCAAGGTTGCCAAAATCACTCATCAACTGCTGTAGCGCAGCAGCATTGGATTGAATTGTTCCTGTGCCACGCTGCATTTCCATTCGCAGCCTAGCCATTGATTGCCCAACAGCCTGCACACTTGCACGGGAATTGTTAGCTATTGCACCCAGTTGTTGCAACGATTGAAGTGCTGCTTGGATATCTGCATCTGCCATAATTTCTGCCTATAAATATAGTATTATCAATTATTTATAGGAATCAAAAATGGATCAAAAACCCGTAAATCCTTTACGAGCACATTTCAGACAGCCCGCAATTTATTTAAAATTACCCAGTGGCGGACAATTTTGGAACGGTGGTTTAGATTTACCAGCAGTGGGAGAGATACCCATCTATCCAATGACTGCCCGGGATGAAATCCTGCTTAAAACACCTGATGCTTTGTTGAATGGTCAAGGCATAATAGATGTTATACAAAGCTGTTGCCCTAATATTACCGATGCTTGGCAAATGCCCAGTGTTGATGTTGATGCTGTGCTTATTGCCATTAGAATTGCCAGCTATGGCACCACTATGTCTGTGGACACAACCTGCCCTAACTGCAAAACAGAAAACAATTTTGATATAGATTTAACTGGTTATTTGGACAATATTGTGTTGCCAGATTACAATCAAAAGTTCACTTACGACAAAGTAAGAATCAAGATCAAACCACAAAATTATGCAAGTCTTAACGAAACTGGTAAAATCAGTTATGAACAGCAAAGGGTATTAGAAAACATCATTGTTGACAACAACGAAGATCCTGTCAAAATAGCTGAATACAAAAAGCACATAAACAAGCTGGTAGATCTAAATGCCAAACTGCTGGTAGACAATACAGAATATATTGAAATCATTGACACAGGCACTGTGGTAAGTGAAAAAGAATTTATCGAAGAATTCTATTTCAATTGCGATTCAGAGCTATGCAAAGCACTACAGGATCAGCTGGTAGAAATTGGTAAACAAGGTGCAGTGAAGCCTCAAACAGGCACATGCGAAAATTGTAGTACCAATTACGATGTTGCTCTTACGTTTGATTACGCAAGTTTTTTCGCAAACAGCTCTTAACACTTGACACCCAAGGCATCATTGGTTTAGTTAAGAGCTACGAAAATCAAGTAAAACAAATCAAAGAAGAATTATTAAGATTTTGTTGGTACATGCGCGGCGGTTTAAATTACGACGATGCCATGTTGCTCAGTCTTGAAGATCGAAAGATCATTAACGATATTATCAAAGACAATTTAGAAACTGCCAAGAAGTCAGGAATGCCATTCTTCTAAGACTAACTTCGTTAGTCTATTGATTTCGCTTTCGCTCATCAATTTGTTTTTTTAGATTTCATCTAGATTAATTGGTCACTCTTTGCCCAGGGCGGGCAAAAAAATATATGAGCTTCATCTGAGTAGCACAGTCACTGGCATTAGAGCATTACAGAGGCGGTTGTCCGGTACCTCGAGCTCCGTTCTTATACAACGGCGGTTTGTGTAATATACGCCAGCATATTATACAAACGTGCATGATCGCTCATGCGTCTTTTTAGCCTTTTTTATCCTATTCAAACAACTAAATCGCGGCATTTGCGATCTTCATCCCGAAGGGTAGTAGTTGAGTGCTCGCTGTAGCGGCGAGTCTTTCCTCCCTGAGTATTTCTACCAGGTATCCGAGCGTACGAAATTGGCCTACGCTAGCCTTATACTACTGACAAAGTTGTTTTACTGTGTCGGAATTAAGTTCAAAGAAAAGTTCTAGATCCATGATGTACCAATGTCCATTTAGACCTGAGCCATAATTGAAGTGCCTGGTGAAGAGTAAATCTGTGTGATTGGGTTGTGCCTCGACTGCCACGTATGTACCTTTGCGGTTGAATTTCATAAAAATAATGTTAAAGTCGCCTGGATCGCCGGCGTCTACACATTGTTGTATCCATAAGTCTAATATTTTTACTGAGCCTTGATAAAGTTGATGAAATGGAAAATCCTTGTAACTTTTACATTCTGCGTTTAATTTAGGAAAACTTTGTCCTGGAACAATGTCTCCTTTGAAACTTCTAATTTGTCCTTCGTGTAAAAATTGTTTTCTTTGGTTGTTTATACCACCCACATATGCCCCTGACCCTGGAGCACGTATAAACGTTTCTCCGTAAAGTTCGGTTAAAAACTGGGCTATTTGGCGTTCAAAACTGTTACCTTTATTTTTACTAGGACTTGGCATATTAAATAATTTATCAAAAACTCACGGTTATAGAGAAATTTCAATTCTCCACTGATCAGAAAATGATGTACCTGTAGACGTAACTCTACAAGATTCTAAACAAATTGGTTCTGGATCTGTAGTTTGCCAGGAACTTTGAATTTTTGTAAAATCTTTTGCTATACTTTTCTTGTCCATGTTTATCCAACAACAAGGACTTACATTACCTTTACTGTCTATATATAAACTTTTTTCTTTTAGTGCGTGACAATTGATGTCGTTGCTAGCATAAACAGATTTTTTCCAACTAGCAGGATATTGTAAATTTGATCGCAAGGGTCGTTTACTGACTTTGGCTCTGAACCAGGTAAATCCCATTTCTTGAGCCAAAGCTTTACACATTTCAACTTGGTGCTCATTGTGATTGTAAATTAACATGTCCCAGTGTGCTTTGCCACCTGCATCTATGTAAGCTTGGCAGTTTTTCATTAATTTTTTCCAGTCAACATTGACTCTATATATGTGATTGGTATCCTCTAACCCGTCAATACTGAAAACTACATAGTCATTAGTTAATTTAAAAATACCAGCTAGCTCTCTCCACCATTTGGTAGATCTTAAACCGCCGTTACTGTGCATACCCAGGGTGATATTTGGATTAATATTTCTAAACCATCTATAAAGATCTAATGTATGTAGTCCTGCGGCAGGATCGCCGTAATTGCCGCAAATAAACATTTTTTCTAATTTTTTAATAAAATCGTCAGACAGAATTTTACTAACAGTATCTACAGATAGATGATGTTGATCATTTTTGTCAAAGGTTACATCAGTCTCTCTAGGGCATTGAGGACATTCAGCTTGGCACACATTGGTTGATTCTAGTTGTACTACATTGATTTCTCGTTCATTTTCTAACATCAATGATCCTTCTCGTGCCAACCAATAATTGGAATAGTGCGTCGAGTACGTTGAGATTTTCCTTTAAACTCGCTTAAAATTTTCTTTATAATTGTTAACTCTTCTTTTACTTTTGGTTGAATGTATCCTAGCTTGCAACTTATTTCATGAATTTCCAGTCTACGACGCATTCTTTCTTCTAATGTGAGAGTAGGGTTGTCTAAATTAATCCAGTTGCGTCCGTATATCCAATTACGATCACTATCCACCAAGTGGTTTAAGTTTAGATCTGGGTCCTGTTGAACAATTTTTAGATCAGTGGTTGCTTCGGCTAACGGGCTCCCTATATCTAAACTGCCAGTAAATCCCCAACGAACCATCCATATGGTGCCCGACAACATGTATTTTCTATATTTGTATAAAAATTCTATATTCTTCTCGTGATCTTCTAAAGTTTCTGTTGGATATCCTACAAACATCAGGATCATGTTAGAGTGACCATATTTGGCACTCATAGCCAAATGAAAATCTATATCTTCATTGCTGATGCCTTTACGCATATGTTCTCTTACTCGTTCACTATAGCTTTCAACACCGCAGAAAAATGTAAATTTGCCAACCTCGCCCATTAGACGCCAACTTTCTTCCGGCATGTCTTTTTTACGGCGAATCACACCCAAGCCTAGAATTTTTAAATCTGTAAAATCAGGATCTTGTTTTCTAAATTCTAATAGACGCCGATTCATACGATCCCATTGTCGTATATTACCGTTCATGGTGCTGTCACTGATTTGAAAAAGTTTAATGCCGTACTTTTTATACATAGTATACATTTCTTCTGCTACTTTGTCACCTTTTCTATAGGCAAATTTAGGCCAACGCCAAGGTACATCACAGAATGTACATTTTCTAAAGCAGCCCCTACTGGTATTAACATAGACACCAAATCCGCTTGTTGGGTAGTATGCAGATGGCGGATTGTCTTCATAATTGGGAAATGGATGCTCATCTAAATTACGTATTTGAACATAATCACGATTGTTAATGCCTGGATAGTTGTAATTTCCTTTTAGAAACTCTTTCCAACTATCTTCAGCATCTCCCATTATAAAATGATCAACCAGTCCAAGATCACAAATGTGTTCACCAAACATGCTGGTAGTTTTAACTTGTTGAATGCCTTTATCGTCTATAAAACTTTCTGTGTTGTAGGGAGTAGTTAATCCGCTACCACCTACCACAGTTATTCCACTAAACGATAAACGTCGTAGTGTTTGAAAAAATACAAGAGTGCTTCTGGTACTATAATTGCTAAAAACACTTGCACCCAACACAGTAAACTTTTCAGGTAAAATTAAATCTTTTAAAAATTTTTCAAACAGAGCACTTATCTCTTGTTCTGTATGTTTATCCTGTTCTGTAAGGGCATCAGTTTTAAAAAACATATCATAACGCCAAAAAGTTTCTGCATTGACACGTTCATATAACCATAGATTAAAATCAAATACCTTACATTTATGCCCTTCATTGATAGCTATTGATTTCAAGATTGCAGGCCCAGCTGGTGGTCTTTCTACTTCTTGTACAGGCAGAATAACAAGTGCAATATTATGTGCCATGTATCAGTTCCTTTATTTCTGCTACCAACTCAGGATACAATTCTGGACTGCCAACAAATTTTTCCCATCTGTGTAAATCAATATCCATATTGTCAAGATGAACACGTCGTGTGCGTTCTAATCTGTACCATTCCCAAAAATTGCCCGATTCCCATTTCCAATTTAAAATTCCAGGAAAGTTAAATTGATACGGAGATAATATTTTAGCCGGAGCATCTGGTTGTATTTCTAAAAATCCAGAAAAATATCTTGGTTCGTACAAGCAGTCGTGCAAAAACCAAGATTCCAATAAAATGTCATCGCACCATATTTTTGTAATACGCCATTGAGTATCGCCAATTATTTTTCCGTTTTGATCAACTATTGTATCAGACTCTGTTTTACTGTAGTAGTCAATAACGATCTCGCCCAAGTCTGGAGTAGAAAATTCAACAATTGATTTTCCTGATACCAAGGTTATGTCTAAATTTTCAGCACTTAACACAGAAAATGAAGGTGCAGAAACACCGATGTCTGCAATTACTTCAAAATTCCATTTGAGCATCAGTTGGTTAACCATCCTACACCGTATTCTTCTGTCATTAAATCTACATTACATTTTTGTTCGCATTCTACCCATGCTCGATCTTTGTTGTTGAATGAAGTCAATAACTTGTTCCATAATGGGTTGTTCAATACATTTTCTAAACTGTTGTTTTTCAAATTCAATTCGTTTCTGTACTTTTGGTGAAAACTATTTTCAAACATGATAGTCTTTCTGTCAGTGTGCAAAGATTTGTAAGGATAACTTACCCAACTGCAAGGATGCAACACACCATCTGCACTAACATACAACCCACGATTGCCAACTAAACACAAAGGAGTCACAAATTGATTATAAGTTTTTTTAATTTCTTCAAATTTCGCTTTGTTGTGATTTAAGTAATCTTGATTTAATTGCACACGACCTGATAAATTTTTTAGATAGCGTTCGTATCTATGGCTTTTGCTTATAAATTCTGATCTTGGTTCTAAATTGTCAGACTCTCCGCCGTATGCATCACCGTACTTGCTACCAAACTTTGTGCTGTATGTCAGCTGCAAACCGTCGCAACCAAATGCTCTAGCAAGATTTTCTATTTTGGTGATATGATCTTGATTAAACGAAAACAGTATAGAAGCCCAATACACAAACGCTTGACTTTGGGTGCTCATAATATTTATACCCTGCATGATACTGTCCCAATCGCTATTAATCCTGTAAAGATTGTTGGAAGCCTGATCATAACCATCTACACTAAAATTTATTGTGTCGTATTCATTGCTGATCTTAGCAAAATCCTGCCACCAACTGGCTTTTTTGTAACTGCCATTGGTTATAGTGTAGATGTGTAGTTTGGGATTACAACTTTTTAAATATTCAACTATTTCTAAAAATTGACTGGCATAAATTGGATCACCTATGTCACCACAAAAGGTTATTCTTTTGATTGTGTTTTTTAAAAAGTCCGGCGAGAACGTTTGTTTAAAAAAATCTAAATCCAGTTCTTTGTTTAACCAAGGAACAGGATCTGCCTCGTTTCTTGGACACCTAGGGCATTTTAAAGTGCATTTTCCACTAACTTCAAAATGCCAGTGATATAATTGCCACGGATAGTTCACGGTGATATTTCTATAAATTTTATGTGATTGTTAAACAACACCTGATTGATTTGTTCAGCAACATAAGTCGCATCTAGGTGCGGATATTGATAGATATCTACAAATCTATCCATATCTTTTTTGTATCTGTTATTGTTAAATT